AACACCTGCAAGAGAGCCTGCCGGTAAACAATGTGGTCATGGAGGCTAACGCCGAAGACCTTGTTCCTATGTATGCTAGGCTTGGAAGCCAAGACCCGCTTGATCTGCTTCTTGAACAAGAACAGGAGGAGATTGAGCACAACGCGCTGGCCGTTGCCGCCTCAACCCTTACCAAGAGCCAGCAAAATGTACTAAAACTTCGTTTTGGTGTGGATACTGCCTCTGATGAAAGCCACACGTTAGCGCAAACAGCAGAAATTATGGAGCGAAGCCCAGAAAGGATACGGCAAATACAGAAGAGGGCACTCAGGCTAATGCTCCACCCATCACGGGGATTGCAGAACCTGCGTTAACAATGACAGGTTAAGAAAGGAATAACGCTCTCTCAGCAGCTCGTCGGCGGGTCAGTCCAGCAAGGATTTTGCCGTTAGACTTGTTCCACTTGAGAAACTCATCCGCCGCACCAGTGTATTCGCCGCGATTGTACTTCATCAGCAGGGTGCTGGATTGCAGTGACCCAAGCCCACAATTGTAGCTATAGCTGGTAAGCGCATCCAGATGGCACTGATTATCAGCAGCAGCAGGACATAGTCGTAGTACGCCATCCGTAAAGCGTAATAGGTCTGCCTCAAGAAGCGCATCAATCTCGTCAGCATCCCACACCCGATTGTGTGCTGGTTTAAGTGCATAGGAGGCTCTCTCAGGCGTTTTTAGCCGTGCTTGGTCAGGGTACAGCACATGACCATAGCCTATTGTCCAAAGCGCAGCAGGGCATCTATAAGGGCTGCTGTGACAGCCCTCAAAGCTCTTGATCAACTGGATGCCCGCTTCCGATATTTTCACTTTTTGCTGAATGCTTGTGAAGAAAACCAGAAGGCAATGATTGCGCTAAGTATCGACATCTCATCATCTGAGAACGTCATGTCCATCGCTTCAGCAAATGGAACACCAGTGCTGTAGGCGTACCAGATTCCAGCAACATCAACAACGACCAGCAGGCCGACAAAGATGTACGTCACGATTGGGCGCACACTGGCTCTGAGGTTAATCACCCAGGTGCTGGCCCCTTCTCCGATCTGAGAATCGTGTTTGTACATGGCAAGACGTTCTTGCGTCTGGGTCTGCATTTGAATCTGGTCTGTTCTGATCTCTTCGACGCGAGCTTGTGCAACGAAGCCCTCCTTAGCCATTGCCAGTTCCTGCTCTCGCTGTGCAGCCATCAAAAGTAGCTGGTGACGTTTATCTCCCTTATCTTGGAAATAATCCAAAACCTTCGGCAATCCACCACTAGCGAATCCTAAAAGCGTTGATACTAATGCCATCATAATGTGTTACCTCAGATTTTCAATAAGGCCAGCAACAAGCCAGAGAAGGGCCGCTAATAAAGCAGCTATCGTAGCGACTGCCACAACATTTAGAATAAAGTTTTTGATCTTGCGACGACGATTGTGTTCGGCAGTGCGTCGATTACTACTGATCTTCGCACGGTCTCGCATCATCGCCGTGTATTCTTCGACGCCGTATCGGTAGACGATTAGCTCGCGCAGTTCGCGCTCCTGCTGCTCGATCTTCTTTCGGCGCATCAAATTCGCCATTGCCTCTTGTTCAACCGACCCGCTGTACAGGAGTTTTTTAAACAGAGGTGGGTCTTTAGCTTCCTCTTCAGCGGCCTTTACATCTGCAACAGCACCAAACCAAGTACCCAACTGTCCGCCCATGTCTTCAAGCTCACGGCCCATCTCAATGCCTTTTTTAAGGGCATTGTACGCAGAGGACGCAAGAGCGAAGGCTGAGACAGGATCAATCATTACTCGTTCCCACCGTTGATTTTAGACCACGCCCCCAGCATCAGTATGCCAAGGACGAACAAGGTGCCCGCACGCGCAATGGTCTGCCAGATGGTCTTCTTCATGCCACGCCAGTCTGTAATCAATGAGCGAAGGTCTCGAACGTCATTACCTGCGTCGTCATCGTGGAGGCCGACTTCTTTGAGTGCGGACTTCATTTCTTCTCTGACGATCACGCGGAGCGTCTGTTCGTTCAGGTCCATAAGCGGCCCTATTTGATAATGTTTACGAACTTTGAATTTGGTTCCAGCGCCTCAAACCCATGCCACTGATCGACAGCGAAATTGAGAATGTCTCCTGCTTCTACCCGTTTTTCCCACCCATGGCCGAAGGCTCTGAAGCTCCCCCGGCAGACAACGGTGATGTGCGCCGTTTCCGGCGCAATCACGTGGTTGTGCATTTCCAGAGTGTCGCCTATGTCCTCGCAGGTATAGATAGACCCCTTGAGCGCGCCCACTTCCAGTGGCTTAGCCAATAACATCCGGCTCTCCCTGCGCTGGCCCTTCTGGTGTAACTGGTTCCGGCGTGGCGGGCGGGGGCGGTGGGATAGTCCACGAACCGTCCTCGTTGCGTATGCTGTTGGCAACCACTTCGTCGGGCACCTGAACAAACTCCGCCACCAGACTTGGATGGAAGCAGTCCTCTATCGGTGTGCCTTCCGGCGGCATGAAAGTCTCAATCGCTACTTCGTCGATAATGCGTGCGTAGTTCATAATCACCACTCCACCACGATGAAACCGTTGCCACCGCTGCTACCAGAGGCAGAATAATCTATGCAGCACGCAAAGGCATAGAAGCCACCGCCACCGCCACCTCCGAGCCCCCCGCTTCTGGGGGTTTGGCTGTACGTGCTCCCCGGCCCGCCGCCGCCGACCCCCGCAATAGTCTGGTACCCGGGAGACCCAGCCCCCGGAGCGGAAGTATTTACGCCAGTAGCAGCGGTGCCGGTGAATATATCAAAATTAAACCGGGGGGCGAATACTTCTGGAGACGGTAAAACGGTCGTGGTTCCCGCTATGTTAATACCAAGCCCGAAAAACGCGTCCCCCGCGTAAGCATTACTTCCCGCTGACTTTACCCCACCGCCTTTGCCGGGGGTGGTGTTTTGCGCCGCGCTCCCTGCGCCACCAGTGCCGAGCTGTGACCCTGCGCCGCCGCCGCCGCCGCCGTAATAATCGGGGCCTGTTCCTTCCCCTTGCCCCCCGGCGCCACCCGTAGACTGTACTGTTCCACCAGTGCCCGTGCCCCCAGCGCCAACGACAGAGCTCGTACCTCCGCCGCCGCCTGTTGCAGATATGAGCGCACCGAAAGAAGTAGAGCCCCCGGCGCTGCCGTTGTTGCCTAAGCTGCCCCCGTTGCCCCCAGCTCCAACAGTGAGGGTGTATGAGGCACCGGGAGTCACAGTAAATACACCGTGAGCGTATCCGCCGCCGCCGCCACCCCTTCCCGTGCTATCACCGTACTGCCCACGCCCGCCGCCGCCCGCCCCAACTACTCTTACGCGGATGCTTGTTACTCCTGTGGGCACAACCCACGTAGTGCTCCCAGTGAAAGTCGCGTAGAGCCCGCCGCCGAATATTCTTGGGGCGACGGCGTTGCTGGGAAACCATTCCGACCCCGGCGTGGTAAACGCTTGCGTCTGCAGAACCTGAAGACTGGTTGAAGATATTTGTCCCATGTTAGCTCCCCTCGAACCCATAGACGTTTACGGAAATGTTCGCAGAAGATGCGTACACGACAAGATTTTTCGCTGCGCTCATAACAATTCCAGATTTTTCCAGTGTGCCGAACTGCCCTATGAGGACATCGTAGAGTATGTATTCCGCGTTGCTCGGCGTACCTGTTGCGGCAACAGCCAGCCGTACCCACGCAGAAGTGATGTCCCTATTGGCGAAACTTACCGTCACAGTCGATACCGTCAGCGCCGGAACTGTGTAAACCGTAGTGTTCGTGCTCGCCGCCAACGCTGCTTGTCCAAGTGTTCCTGTTGCCATAAATTATTCCTCAAAAACTTGCAAAAAAATAGGCTTGCGCGTTACTAAAACCGGCTGCTGCAACCACCGCCTCACCGCTTGCCTTGATGTAACTCACGCAGTAAACCGTAGTCCCGTCACTCTCGTAAATCGCCCTATCACCAGCCGCTGTAGTAATGTCAGCAGCGCCTGGCAAGTTATTGGTTGTTGCGTTATGAGTCAGAGTCAGGATGCCGTCAAAGATAACTGTTCTAGGCCCACGTGTTAGTGTAACAGCAGTGATCGCTGTTGTGCCTGTAATGTGGACTCGGTTGCCTGTAGCCGTATTAAGGTTGATCGTAGAGGCAGAGGCTATTGCTATGCCGGTAGCCCACTCTTGCGCCCCTGTGAAGGTGTTAGCACTCAACACGGCATATCCAGATGCTGGTAGATAGGCAGTGAGCCACGCAGCGCCTGTGTACACCCTCATCTCGTTTGCAACGCTATTAAAGTACAGAGCACCCGTCAACAGTGCCCCGCCGTCATTGTCCAGCGTTGGGTCAGACGTCTTGGCACCGAGGTATCTGTCGTCAAAGCTGTCGAAACTTGCCGCAGCACTTGTTGCCGAGTTAGCAGCATTGGTCGCTGATGTAGAAGCCGAACTCGCGCTGTTAGCCGCATTCGTGGCACTCGTAGACGCCGAAGAAGCACTGTTGGACGCATTAGTCGCAGAGGTAGAGGCATTCGATGCAGACGTACTAGCAGAGCTTGCAGAGCTTGCTGCGTTGCTTGCTTGGGTAGTAGCTGTTGATGCTGAACTCGACGCACTTGATGCAGACGCCGCTGCATTGGTCTCTGACGTAGCGGCATTGCTTGCTGACGTAGATGCGGAACTTGCACTAGCTGTAGCACTAGACGCCGAGCTAGATGCAGAACTTGCAGAACTAGATGCACTTGACGCAGAGTTAGCTGCATTGGTGGCCGAGGTTGCTGCGTTACTAGCTGATGTACTCGCCGCACTAGCACTTGAAGCCGCATTGGTAGCCTGAGTCGTAGCAGTAGATGCAGAAGCCGCAGCGTTGGTGGCAGAGGTAGATGCATTGCTAGCGGAAGTTGCAGCAGCACTCGCACTAGCAGCAGCAGCAGCACTTGTTCCCACCCACCAAGAAGGTGAGCTTGCTGGAGTGTTTCCAGTGTTGGAATTTTGAAGAGACGTATACAGAACGCCGTCAGTCCCGACTACGTTAGCATTGATTGCGTAAGTGGCCGTTGAACTCCAGACCAATTGGACTGGCACCCAGTAGGCCGTTATCGTAGACGGATTCTGGTTCAGGT